AAGTATCTCCAGATGGAATAGTTGTATTTCCATAAGTGATATTATCTAATGCAATTAAAGTTTCTGCATCAGAGAACTGAGAAACGTTAAAATTAGAGTCTGCAGTAATATACCTAACATAAAGGGTATAATCACCAGTTTCAGATTCAGTATTCTTAAGAACTTTTTGAACTACACCGGTGATCTGAGATGTCTGACCCTTAATTTTTTTACCAACTAACTGTTCAATATATAAACCAACACTAAGACCTACATGTGTTGGATTTATTTTTACAGCGTAATATGATGGATTATATGTTATATTACCTGGTATTACAATAGAACCATCTTTAAAAATATGGTTGGCAAATGATTTTACCTGATTTTGTAATATTGATTGGAGAGTTGTTAGCTCTCTCGATTGAACCGGAAATCCTGGTTTAAAGAGAACCCTATAAAAATTATTATCGGGATCAAAATCATCATAATATGGAGAAACATTTAAGTTTGTTTTTTGTGACATCTTTAGAATTCCAGGATAATTTTAATATCTTCTTTTTGTCTTGGGTTCCTTGAAACGCGAGGTCTATTATCGATGTAGATAATGTCTCCCGATCCTTTATTTATCTCAGAAAGAGCAATTCCATTTGTGAACTGAGTTGCTAGATTTACATTTTTTGTTGCAGTAACTGCGGTTGTAATACCTGTGAAATCTTGATCGATCGAACCACTAAAACTATTAACTGAAGTTATAGTTCCACCATCTTTTGAAAACGAAACTTTCGTTGCTTCTGATACAACACTCTTTGAATCTTTTTGGTCATAAGAACCAGTATTGTAGTAGAGTGAGCGATCTTGGAAATACTTTAGAACTTTTGTTTCAGTATCATAAGAAGCAATATAACCAGTTGCAGTTCCAACTCCAGTGACAGTTTGGAATATTTTATTTCCAGGATTGGCGTCTTCTGGATTAGATACCGAAGATAATTTAAAACCACCCAAGTTTGAAAATTGACTCTCTGCAAAAACAGATGATGCTGTTCCAATTCTACTTGGATTTTTAATGATACCAATTTGTGCAAATCGTGTATCTAGTGGAAAGTCTTTCGTTGATGCATCAAAACGAGCATAAACTAGTACACGGTCTGTTCCTAGTTCCTCATAAATGTTGTATCCATGACCTCTGGATGGTGGAATGATTGGAATCAAGTGGGCAAAACTAGTTGCACCTGAATTAATTGTCGATAAATCAACTCTTCCGTATGAATATCCTTTTCCTCCAGCAGAAACAGTTGCTGAAGTAATTTTTCCACCAACAACATTTACAACTGCTTTTCCACCTTCACCATCACCTAGAATTGGTAGTTCTGCATCAGTTGTATTATATCCAGAACCCTCTTTTTCTACATAAATTTTCTTGATTTGATTTTCATTAATTGTAGAATCTCCATTATCTCTTACAGAAACAATTTGAGAATCTGTTGTAGTCTCCCAATCATTTGTAACTGGAATATACTCAATAGAGTCAAATTTAATAATATCACTTGGCGAAACAGTAAAAAGATATTTCCAAATATATCCATCACCACTTTCACCTGCTCTAGATGGTTCTAGATCAACAAAAGTTGGTTCATCCTGTGAAAAGTTACCAGTTGAGTTTGTTTCTGAAGAACCATTGTCAATACAAACATAAACTCTGAAATCACTATTAATTACATAATAATTTGCATCATACAAGCGTGTTGAATTAGTTTGTGGTGATGGATTTGATAAACTGTAGTCATGTCTGTACATTTCATATACAGTTCCCTGTTTCCAATCAACCCTTCTAATTAATCTTCTAATATCATTCTTGGTAATTCTCTTACCAAAAATCATAGTATCTTTAACATGACTTAGATAGTTAAGATTATCAATTGGAGATGGAATATTGCTATCCCAAGTCGAAGATCTACCAAATCCAACAACCGATGGATTTGGTAAACTAAGAAAAACATAATATGAATTGTTAGGGTCACTAACAGAATCCACAAAATTTTTCGCGTTTAAAATTCTAAATTGATCTGTAACAATCGCAGACATATTACTAGCTTTTTTCTATATTTATAAGTGATTAACTGAGTTGTTTTCTCAGAGAACCATTATCTCTGAGTCCATACTTTCTTCTTTGAATTGTTGGGAACGTTGACAACCCAGAATTGACTGTAAATCCAGAAACACCAATACCAATAGAATTTGAAGATCTGGTAAATCCAGAAAGTCTTCCC